GGCAACATTAGAAGCAAAGACGAAGGAACAGGAAACAATCGATAGGCTCGAAGCCTTGGGCATGAAAGCGGCGGCGGAACAGTTGAGGAAAAAAGCTGTTATCGCTAAAAAGATGATGATTGCTTATGAGCATTATCGGTTTGTTCGGCCTGAAAAGATCGTCGAATTTAATGAGAAATTATTAAATGAATCACGAAAGAGAAATGGTTCGTATCTATGTCTAGCGTTTACGTCATTGGAAAATTACGACAAGATTCCGCCAGATCATGTATTGACGTCTTTGGGCGAAGCGAAAGAGCGGAAATGTTTCGATTCATTCGAAATCGCGCATATTGTGGAAGTGAAAGACCCGATTTTATTTGGGAAAATCGAGAATTGCCCGGACCGATTTTTTATTGATCAATGGGACGATGACGTTAAAATTGAAGATATTTTGAAGTCGAACGAGGGATAATATGACGGATAAACTATTTTTCGGTGAAATTGAGCGGCAGGGTGCGAAGGCTAGAGAGGCTTATATGAAGGCCAGGGGACCTCACAATGGCAAGGATTTAGGCGAGAAGGAAATTGAAGTAGCGGGAAATCCCGGCACGATGCTAGGGAAAAACGAAGACAGTGGAGGGAGTTAAAATGGGAATTGAAAAGAGCGACGGAAAAATCAGCATCACAGCCCAGAAACCGGGATTGACGTCTTACGAAGATTTTGACGTTTTCTCCGGCAAAGATGGCGTTTCGCGTGACGAGTATAAAGCCTCGACGTTTCACAATTCGGAACAGACGGATGGAGATGCGGTGTTTAATCATTCAGCGGACTTGATGGAGACGGCGGGAACGATGTTGTTTGAAGAGGAAACCAAGGGCGAAACGAACGTGGAGAAGAAAGAAGAAGCGCAGGGCCAGTAATATGGACGGCATGAATATCAAAGATATTATCGGCGATATTCCATTGGCCAATCCTCCGACATCCGAGCCTCCGATTAAGGATTCACTGGATCGGGCGAGACGGATATTCCGGAAAGGCCGTTATGAATGGATGAACGGGACAACCGTTTACATTCAGGATGGATCGGATAGTAATAATCGGACATGCATGTATCCTCCGGCGATGTCTTCGTCAGATCCGTTCGTGCATGGGCTAGGGTTGGACAGTCAGGAACAGTAGGAAGTGGAGCATTCGACGACGGTAAGACTGATTATCAGTCTTATCAGGAATCTGGGGATAGCCGAAGAAGTTAGAGACATACTAATTAAGAACCCTTAACACCCGCCTCTTGGGTCAACGGGACGCTTCACATTACGTGGGGAGTCTCATTGATCACCGAATACTTACCGAAGACGAAGAAGTTCTTTAAAAAAGATCCTCGTCTACTTACCGATCAGCAAAAAGCCGATCAGCGCAAGGAATTACTTGAAGCCAAGCGCTTATTGGATGAATTGGAAGAAAGAGCCAAAGCGGATAATCCCTTCTGGTATTACACCCCCGTTTCCGGCGATATTGTGGGGGAACGCCGGAGTTTCCTCAAGGAATTCCTGAAAGATGAGGACATTCCGCAGAAATTGAACGGAGCTATTGATGTTCATTTATCCACAGCCTCGATTAGGGGTGCCTCGGGTGGTAATCAGTCGTCAAAGACTACTACAGGTTGTATTGAAGCCTTGATTAAGGCGACGGGAGCCCTTCCTTTCTGTTTTGACCCCACCCATAAAGATTTTAAGTATACCTATCCGCCTCACCGATTGGTCCGAAATGGTCCCCAGCATGTCCGGGTCATAGGGGAAGATTATCAGAACGGAGTCCTACGGAACCTGATTCCGACCTACCGGAAATGGGCGCCAAAGGAATTCCTATTAAACGGCAGTTGGGAAAGTTCCTACTCCTCGGGGGAACAGACTCTTCGCCTATTTAATCCGCAGACGAAGCAACTCCTCGGCACCATCGAATTCATGAGTAATAAACAGGATCTAGGGACATTCCAAGGTCCTCCCCGTCATATGCTCGTGTTCGACGAGGAACCAAACCACGAAGTTTACAAGGAAAACTTGATGCGGTTTACGACCGCTTCCACACTTGATGTACTTTTCTGTATGACGCCGACCAAGGGACTTTCTTGGACTTACGATTTATTTACGAGGGGGACCGATGAAGTTGGCAATAACGTGGAATGGTTTCAAATTGCAAGCGTTTGCAATCCCCATGCGAACATTAAAGTTTTGCGTGAAATTCTTCGCGAAATGGAGTCTTACGAAGAATTGAAAATGAGACTCTTGGGGGAATTTGTTTCTCTATCGGGACTCGTCTACGGAAAACTTTTTCAGCATTCGCTTCATGTCATTCCGGCATTCGAGACAGGATGCACATGCGGAGGAATTAAACAACATACGGAGAGTTGTCCGTATAGTCTCTACATGGGGTTTGTGGGAATAGACCCGCACATGGTGAAAGATTCGTGTGCCGTTATGTGTTTCGTGGATCGGGAAGACAATTTCTATGTTGATACTTGCTACAAGAAAGGTGTCACAGTCGAAGAAATCAAACGAGACTTGGGCCTCCTCATTCAAGGTCATCGAGTCGTCAAGACCGTGGCCGATCCGTCTTCTGATTCGTCCTTAACCATTCACGACAATATAAACATTTTTCAGCTATTAAAGAGTGGTAGAAATTCAATTCCCAATTTGACGAAGGCCGACAAATTCCAGGGAAGTATTGCCGCTGGTATTTCGAATATCAAAGAACGTCTCAAGATTCATCCTGTAAGTAAGAAACCAAGATTTTTCATCTTCGATCGTCCGGAAAATAAACTTCTGATTAAGTCCTTTAAGACTTTACAACGAGAGATGTACGTTGACGAGTCCGAGAAAGGCCAAAAGGACAAAATCGCGGAAGGCGTTCATGATCATCACGCCTGCGTAAGATATATTTTACAGCGACGTTTTTCCTGGCGTCCATCCGTCATCGAAACCCCTATCGGAATTCCCGACGAGGAATTGATGGTGTCCAATGGCTGATATCTTTACCCACGCAGGATCGTCGGCGGTTCCGCCTCCTCAAAACCCCCAGAGTACATCCGAAATCCGGATTACGAAAAAAACACAAATCACGGATTCCTTTCTCCTCAATCAGGGGAAAATGCTTTTCGATAACGCCAAGACTGGACACCAGTTATTTTTCGAGCGTATGCGAAAAGACATGGACCAGTACGACGGAAAGTTTCAAGCCGATGAACGGAAATATTCCGACATTCTAGGAGTTCCGAAACTTTTCATCCCTAAGACGTTCGTCAATACCCAACGGATCGCCGTCGATGTTTTGGAAACGATATTTTTTGATCCCGATGAGATCGTCGACATTAAGGCCAATAAAGCCGTTCCCTTGGATCATCAACGACTCGTAAAAACCATTTTGAATCATAGATTAAATTGTCACCCGATTGATTTCTATCAGGAAGCCTACGAAGCGACCATTAACGCCATTCGGAACATGATTTGTATTTTCAAGGTATGGCCACAGATTGAGACGGAAAAAATCGACACAAAAAAATTGAAAACCGAACAGCTTGAAGACGGGACCGAATATCAGACTTACGTTGATGCGAAAGAGGAACGGATTAAATATTTCGAACCTCGAATTGAATGCGTACCTCCGGAAGACGTTTATTTCTCAAAACGTGCGACTTGGAAAAATTATTACAAGTATCCCATGATCCACCGATATAAACGGATGCGGTCGGAACTTCGACTACTCGGGTACAAAAATATCGATGCCGTGGCGGAAGTTCACTTGGAAGATCAGTTAAATGATGTGGTCAAGTATCAGAGACGTCAGGATTATCAAACTCTTTTCAACGATGCGTCGGATGTTCAAGATCAAGAGGAAGTCTGGGTCTTTGAATGTTGGGATTTTCTACCCGACGAGAAAGGCAAACTTAAGAGCGGTTCTTATATCCTTCTGGGTGACATGCTTGCCCCTACCGTCGTTGGAAGGGAATGGGTCGAAAACGATCTTCCTTACCGATTTTCACCCTTTGAACATAACCGGCCTCCAATTATTTTGGGAGAAGCTTACCCGGAACCGCACCGTTTAGAAGGAAAATCTTTTCCTCAAATTACGGAAGCCTTACAAAAGGAAACAAACGCTCAAAGAAATCAGGAAAGAGAAGCGATTGCCAGGGATTTGCGTCGGAGTATGTACATCAATCGTGACGCGAACGTCGATCTTTTGGCTTTAACCAATCGACGTATTGGTGGATATGTCCTAGGGGATGGTCCGGCGCAGGAAGCGATACAGGAAATTCCCACCAACAATTCAGCCGCAATCCTGTCACGGACACAAGCGCGAACGGATAACGATTACGCAGAGACAGGATTGCCGCCTCTTCTTCAGGGTCAGGACCAACCAGGGGACCAGTCGGCTACGGAGTCAACTCAACAATTGACGAATGCCAATAAGAAAATCGCCTTCGTCATCAAGAATATCGCTTACACGGCTTTTCTTCCTGTTTTCCGTTATCTCTTAAGGCTCGAACAGGCTTACGAGACAGAAGATTACATCAAGGCCGTAGCAGGGAAATATATTGGCCCATTGATTTGGGATTCGTCGATTTCTCCTCGTGAAGTTCTCCAAGGTGATTTCGATCTTCAAACAAATATTTCGATCAACAAACAGCAACAGATCAATAAATTTATGTTGATTATGGATCGAGCGAACCAGGCAAATCAGTCTTTGGGTCAGCTTGTGCAAATGAGAGTCCTCCCAGCGGAACAGGCAAAGTTTTTAGATCCCATGCGAATTTTCAAGGAAGTCCTTCCTTTAGTGGGAGTCAAAAAAACGGACGAATTCGATTTGCAGGCGGTCACTCCTCCGCCTGAACAAGGTCAGAGCGGCGGGCAGGCTTCCCCGCCCACTCCGATTTTGGAACCCAATAGTCAGACGTCAAATATGATTCCGTCGGCTCCGGGGATGACATGAGCGACACAAACGGAATCCAAAACATTGATTTTCCTTTGGCCGAAGTAAAAGCCTTGGAAAAACAGGCTCTCCATGGAGATCGAGCCCGTCAGGTACAGGATGGTGCCGATTGGAAATGGTTACAGGAATTTATCTTTGGTGCGATTTTTGACGAAGCGGTCATGACGTTACGGAACGCCAAGACAGACGAAGATCGGGTAAAGGCACAGCAGATGTTTCTAGCGTGTGAGAAACCCAAAGCACAACTCAATTTTTTGATTTCACAGGGAGACGCGGCTTTAGCATCCCTCAAGGAAATCACAAGTCCGACCCTATATAATCAGGAGGAATAGTAAATGCCTAAAGGTGTATACGACAGAAGTTCAAGGAAATCAGCGGTAGCGGAACCGGCAATGCCCGTCATTCAACAGAATCCCGGGAATCCCGGTGATTATCGGGTGAATACGGTTCAGGTAAGTCAAATGCCGGATCGTCAATCGGCAAATTCCAATGTCGAAATCATGCGACAGACGCATGGCGATGAAACCGTTTCAACTACGGAACGGTTATTCGGGGACATGGATTTGACCAAGGAAGAGGAAGGATTAGAACAGCAACCATTGAAATCTGTTGAACCCGTCCCCCAGAATCCCGATGAGGCGGAACAACCCAAATTTCAGGAAGCAAAGCCAGAGGAACCAGCACCAGTTGAATCCAAACCCGATACGTCGGATGAGTTCATTGATTGGGACAAAATGGCAGGTAAGAAAATCCGTCAGAAGATCGACGGAAAAGAAGTGATCGTGACAGCCGAGGAGCTTAAGGGTTACTCGGATCAGGATCAAATTAAGAAGCACTTAGCCGAAGCAGCGAACAAAGTTGGCGAGGAAAGACGGCGATTAGCGGAAGAACGGAAGCAAATTCAAGAATTGAGGCAACAGCGAGCGAGTCAGTATGAGGCGCCATTGCAAAATGGTCAACCACAGGATATCCCGCAGCCTTCACAAGATTACAACCCCGTTCTACAGCGAATTCAATTTCTGGAATCGCAATTGCAGCAATTGGCTCAAGGAACTCAGCCGGTGATTTACGAAACAAACCGTCAACGAGTATCCAATGAGCTAAAAGCACAGGGATTCAATGATTTCATGGATTATCTCCCCAAAATGGAAATGCACATGACAACCATTAACGATCCGCAATTGGCCGGTTTCTATGACACGCCGCAGGGTGCGAAATCACTCTATTTCCAACTTAAGGCGCAGGACATGCTGAAAACGCCACAGGCTAAGATAGTTCAGCAGGATGTTTCACGTAGAACAGTAACATCGAACCCAGTTCCACCCGCGACGCAGATTGATAGTGGGTCCCAACCGTCAGGAAGTTTTAACGATGATTCGGGACACAACTATCGACAGGCTTTTAGACGGGCGACGAACTTGGGTGACGACAAAGAAGCCTGGAACGAAGTTCTAAGGCAGAAGGGTATTTTACCCGAAGGATAAACAATGACGCCTCCTACAAATACATTTCAGACTTATGCGGCTAAAGGGAACCGCGAGGACTTAATTGACATCATCGTCAATATCTCGCCAACCAAGACGCCGGTCCTCTCAATGACCGAAAGTGTTAGAGCCTTCGCGACTTTGCATGAATGGCAGACTGACAGCTTGAACGCTCCGACCGCCAATTCAGCGGTTGAAGGGGACGATTCGAGTGCGGCAGCGGTTGGGGCGACGACGCGCCTTAACAATGACACGCAGATCCTGACCAAGAACTTCATCATTTCCGGGACTCAGGAAATCGTGCGGAAAGCGGGTCGGTCCTCGGAAATCGGTTATCAGGTCCAGAAGTTGACCAAAGAACTGGCGACCGATATCGAGTATGCCTTGGTGGTGAATTCGACAGCGGCAACGGGGTCCAGTGTGACCACAGCCAGAACCCTTAAGGGGTTGAATGGTTGGATTGTCACGAACTTGGCTTCCGGTACCAGCACGGCTACAAGGGCGCTAACGGCGAGCATTCTTGACGGCAACTTGCAGACAATTTGGGCTGCGGGTGGAGATCCGGATGTTATTTTGTCCGGTGGAGCGCAAAAGGTAGCGATTGCTGGGTTTACTCAGAATACCCGGTATATTTCGGCTGAAGCGGCGAAAGTCGTGAATGCGGTTGATATCTATCAGTCGAGCTTTGGGACTCTTAAAACGGTTCTTTCTCACGTGATGAATACGAGTCTAGCCAACCAGATATTCAATCTGGATATGAGCTATTGGCGGAAAGCGTGGCTACGTCCCGTCGGTTTGGCGGAACTTGCTAGGACTGGCGATGCTCGGAAATTCCAAATGGTCGCTGAATTGACCTTGGAATCATTGAACGAAAAGGCTAGCGGAGTGGTAACGAACTTAACCTAAAAAATTGATTCTTGGGGGGGATGATTATCCTCTGGTCGGCGGGAAGATAACATCCTCCCCAAGTTTCTTTTAAAAACATGATTGTCAGATCAAGCAAATTAAACGAAGGCACAACCCTCACAGAAGATGGGGATACGATTACGTTGGAAAAGGCAGTCGATATAGAACCTGTCTTAGCCAATAATTATTTGTCTAAAAAAGATCCTCAGAACGGATTTTCAAAAAACAGATCCATGCGGAAAGTAGCCAGTATCCCATTTGAAACATGGATTGAATTAACCCGAAGGATGCCGGAGTTGATTTTAGGGGACAAGGAATTGAGAGAAAAAACGCTTAACAAATGGCTCCGAAGTGAAGAGGGAAAAATGTTCTGGTCGGTGAATCATGGGGTTTGATCTTGACGTTTTGATTCCGACGGCGAAAAATAAGAAACATTTAAATACGTTATTGACTCAAATTAATACGGCTTTGCATTGCGGATTAAATACACGAGTGACTATAGGCATGATGGGAGATTATCCGGAACTCACAGAGAGATTAAATCCGAAAGATTCGGATCGAATACGATTTATTAAGGACGCGCCCGAAGGCGGAGAAGTGGGACACAGAGCCATTAAATACATATTTGAAAATCCGGATATCGAATGGACTGATTGGATGCGATATATATGCGACGACGATTTGGCGACGCCATGGGGCTATAAACATTTGTGGGGCGCCAAGGATGGGTTTTCAATGGTGGTCGGTCAAGCCTTAGGGGTTTCACGAAATACGCATTACGATTTTTCACATTGGAAATTGGGTGTCGGTATCATCTTCTGTCATGTCGCCGGGTCTCAAATTATTTTTAATCGACGCGATTTGGAGAAGTTGGAAAAACCATGGTGGGATTTGTCTCGTACTTATGATTACGATTTCATTAAACGCATGTCTGTAAATTATCCTTTTAAAATTATCCCGAATGTCGTCGATATATTGGCATTTGCTGAATTTGAAAATTTGGGTTCGGATTTTAAATCTCAATTTATGAATCTGTACGGGCATCTCGTATGAAAGTGTGCGTTTTTCGCGCAAGCGACGGAGCGTGTGATTTTTACCGAACCGTCCTTCCGATTCATACGGCGACAATTGAAAATAAGATTCAAAGTCGTGAGCTTTGGATTTCAAATTTGCTTATTAGCATGGTTCACGATCAAGAAAAATTTATTGATGCCATGGACTCCGATATTTATTTCCTACAGCGTATTAATAAGAGTGATTTAATTGACAAGTTAAAAAATTTCACTAACGAATCGAAAATAAAAGCGGCTTTTGTGATGGATTATGACGACGATATTTTCAACGTGTCCCCGTTATCGAATCATTACGTTGATTATGGAATAGAAGAAATAAAGATTGAAAACAACGGAAAGATAATCCACGAATGGAAAGACGGAGTTAACATAGACATAAAGAAAAATCAGCATACGATTGATGAAATCAAAAAATCAATTTCTTCCGTCGATATGATCACGACGACAAGCGAACATTTAGCGAATGTATTCACGGAATTTAACCGAAATGTCGTGGTTCTTCCTAATTGCGTCGATTTGAATCATTGGAATAAACTTGATATCCGACGGAAAAACCCTGACGAGATTCGGATTTGTTGGGCGGGAGGGCATTCTCATTGGGAAGATTTATATCTTATTCGCGATTCCCTGATTGAAATTGCCCGAAAACATCCGAACGTTAAAATTCTCATGGTGGGATACATGCCTCACAGCATGGAAAAAGATTTTCGTCCGGAACAATTCGAATTCCATCCGTGGGTTGAAACTCCGGCGCATCCGTTTCGGACAGCAGCGCTTGATATCGATATCGCCGTTATCCCTTGCAAAGATTCTATTTTCAATCGTTCGAAAAGCACGATTAAATGGGTTGAATTTTCAAGTCTTAAAATTCCTTGTGTCACGTCTTACGTCCAACCCTATCGGTCGATTCAAGATTATGACAACGTGGAACGCGGTATTTTCGTTGAGAACAATGACGAAAACGGATGGATTCGAGGACTTGAACTTTTAATTAACAACGAAGAATTGCGGAGAACAATTAGCGAGAATGGACGAAAGTTTGTCGAGGATCATCACGATATTAATACGCAATACCATCAATGGATCAAGGCTTTTAATGAAGCTAAGAATGTCTCTTATGATTCTTCCCAGTTAGCCAATGATAGCGTGTATGTTCACTAGAATTT